CAGTGGATCACGCAGCCGGTGAACTAAGCATTTTCGGCGTGAAGTTTGTCGAGTGGTTTAAGTTCCGCGCAGATTTCAATACACGATATGAGCGAAAGGGACACTGGACCCCAATCCGTTTCAATCGTAAGAAAAAACTCGTGATATGGGCTGTTCGCAATATCAATGCCGCTTATGAACAATTTAAGCGCGAAATGGTTGACAAAACTATTAACGAGTAGTAATATTTAATATAGCAAGCAAGCAAAAGGCAGGGTAAAAAGAATGAATAAAATAGCATTGAATGATGCAACGGATATAGACCTATCCAAGCTGATCGACACCCGGCTTCTAATACAAGCTAACAGTGGTGGTGGTAAGTCATGGGCTATTCGCCGATTGCTTGAGCAATCTCATGGCAAGGTACAGCAGATTGTTATTGACCTTGAGGGTGAGTTCTCAACTCTTCGAGAAAAGTATGATTACATACTAGCTGGTAAAGAAGGCGAAACGCCATCTGATCCACGCAGCGCGGCATTATTAGCTAAACGACTACTTGAACTTAATGTGTCGGCAATCATTGATCTTTATGAATTGAATCATCAAGACCGCAAGCGATTTGTACGATTATTCTTAACAGCAATGGTTAATGCGCCAAAAGCTTTATGGCACCCGGTCATAGTAGTTATTGATGAAGCTCATGTATTTGCCCCACAGACCGGTTCAAGTGAAGCTATGGAGGCGGTAATCGATTTAGCGACACGAGGACGTAAGCGTGGCTATTGTGCCGTGCTTGCCACTCAACGTATCTCTAAACTGCATAAAGATGCGGTAGCTGAAATGAATAATAAACTTATCGGACGTACTGGACTTGATATTGACCGAAAACGTGCAGCAGAAGAACTTGGATTCACTAGCAAAGAAGATGCTCTTTCACTCCGTAACCTAGCGCCGGGTAGCTTCTATGCATTTGGTCCAGCAATATCTGACGAAGTTATCGAGGTTGAAATTGGAGCGATACAGACAAGCCACCCCAAGGCTGGTAATAGGATTATCACTCAAACAACTCCCCCAACTGCTAAAATCAAATCATTACTTGGTAAATTAGCTGATCTACCTCAAGAGGCAAGGGAAGAAACTGAAACGATGGATAGCCTAAAGTCAGAGGTAACTATGCTTCGCCGAAAAGTAACAGTTTTAGAAAAGAACAAACCAGTTATTCAGCCATCACCAGCGGTAAAAACTATCACTGAAACAAGTATTGTTCACGAGCAAGCGATTGGGAAAATAGCCGCAATAATTAATAAGCTACCAAAACCCGGAGGTGGTACTATAATTGTTCAATCAACGCCAGCAGGTCCAAATCCATTCTATGAAGATAAACCTATTACCGGCGGCGCGAAACGAATGCTGGAAGTATTGGCTACTCGATATCCAATGACGTTCAGTAAATCGCAATTAGCACTAATGGCTAAAATGTCCCCACGCAGTGGTAGTTATGGAACATATCTATCACGATTACGAAGTGCTGATTACTTGGTTGAATCAGATGGTCAGATTGGTATTTCTGATGCTGGACTTGAGTTTATAGGTATAACTCCGACCGAACCGCAAAGCCAAGAGGAAATACTAGCTATGTGGTCCGCTAACCTGAACGGTGGCGCGCGCCGAATGTTTGATTACTTGATTCAAGAATACCCACGATTTGTCAGCAGGCAAGAACTTGGTGATGCCGTTGAAATGTCAGCACGCAGTGGATCATTTGGTACATATCTCAGTAGGCTTAAAAGCAATGGGTTGATCAAAGTGCAAGATACAAATATAAAAGCCAGCGATGATTTGTTCGTAGAGGGGAAAAAGTAATATGAAACAATCTGAAGCAATCGCAAAAATGCATAGTGGCGCAAATGTTTTCTTAACCGGTGAACCGGGAGCCGGTAAGACCTACACGCTCAATAAGTTCATCGAAGAGGCGCAGGAACGTGGCAAGCGCATTGCAATAACAGCCAGTACAGGAATAGCAGCTTCGCACCTTGGCGGTACTACAATCCATTCGTGGAGTGGGCTCGGTATTGCCGACAGCGTGAAAGATTCCGATCTGGACCGTATGAGTTGGAAGCCAAAATTGCAGGAGCGATACAATCGATGTGATATTCTGATTATCGATGAGGTGTCAATGCTTCATGGTAGCCGCCTCGATATGGTAGACCGGGCGTGCCGATGGATTCGGCATAACGAAAAGCCATTCGGTGGACTGCAAGTTATTCTGGTCGGGGACATGTTCCAATTGCCCCCAGTCGTTCGTGGATCGTCTGAAACAGACTTCGCCCATCACTCGAACGCATGGCGCGTGGCAGAGCTTACGCCCTGCTACCTGACCGAACAGCATCGTCAAGGGGCTGACGATAATCTACTTGGGATTCTAAGGTCGATGCGACAGGGAGGCATTTCGCCTGAGGAACAGAGGACTTTAGAATCCCGAACAGGGTTAAATCCCGATGAAACTATTACGAAACTTTATACGCACAACGTAGATGTTGATGCACTGAATAATCAAAAGCTTGCCGTACTCGATGGACTCTCACACGAATTTTATATGAGTGGTAAGGGTAGCGAGTGGGAAGTTGATAAGCTCAAGAAGAATCTGCTTTGCCCTGAACGGCTAGAGCTCAAGATCGGCGCGGAAGTAATGTTCGTTGCCAATGATTTTGAAGCTGGATTCGTCAACGGTACTCGCGGTCGAGTTATCGGCTTCCAAGAGGGTGAGCCGGTCGTTGAAACCACTGACGGCTTGAAGATACAGGTCGAGCGCTATGGTTGGCGCAAGATGAATGAAACAGGCGAGTATGTTGTCGCTGAAGTATGGCAGACACCGCTACGCCTCGCGTGGGCGGTTACAATCCATAAGTCGCAAGGTATGAGCCTTGATGCCGCAGAGATCGACCTGACGAAAGCATTTGTACCGGGAATGGGGTATGTTGCCCTGAGCCGCGTGCGAAGCCTCGATGGGCTGTATCTCGTGGGGCTCGGTCCACAAGCGTTGCAAATGGACCGCGACATTTACAAGTTCGATAAAGCATTAAAACAAGGAAGGAATTGATTATGCCGCAAGAGAACGAAACAACAGTGAATATGGCGTTCACGCTAGACCAGTCGATTGCCAGCTACATCAAGCGCCGCGCTATCGCTGAGGATATGAATCAGAGCCAAGTCGTGCGTAAGATTTTGCGCGAAGCAATGGCTGCCGAATCGAAAACTAAGCTCACACGAGCAAAGAGGAAAGGGTCAAAGTAATGGTTGAAATAGTAAAGGCTACACCACAACCACCGAGCAAGTTCCTGATTATCGGGGAGCCGTTCAGTGGTAAAACAACTATTGCGGCGAAAGCACCAAAACCGCTATTTATGAGCACCGATGGCAATGCTGCCAAGTCCGGGCTTGATGCGGTGAACGTGAAAACCGTAAGTGATATACGCGAAACGCTGACTTTGTTCATCGAGAACAAAGACTACAAAACTTTGGTAATCGATACCATTGAAGGCGTTAGTGATATTTTCGCTGATGAAACGCTCAAAGAGTTTCAGCAATTGGGTATGCGTGCCGAAGGTGGCGCACCACTCAAGTCGCTTACTGATATGGCATGGGGCAAGGGCACCGGCGCACTCAACAAGAAGATTGATGCGTTTGCTGATGCACTTGCCGGCATTAAGAAGAACGTCATTGTACTGAGTTATACTAAACGTCAGATGGACGATGTAAGTGGATCGATTGTACTCGCCAGCGAGCTCAAGAATATCCGTTACGTTACTCGCTTCATGGACGCACAAGTTATCGCGCAGTTCGATGGCGAAAAGCACTCGGCACACCTGATTCACAAACGTGATATCATGGCTGGTAAAGTCGAGTACGGTGAGATCGAGGATTTTCTGACGGCTATCGGTTGGGAGCTTCCCAAGAAGAAAGTCAAAGTTGGAAAAGCCCAAGGTCGATAAAGTAAATTAATAATTCAAGTGTCCTTTTCAGCCAATCTGTGTTTGACGGTTAGTGAGCTTCGAAGCACTATACCTATCAGCAGACTGCAATAGATGAGGTGCGTGGCAGTATAAAAACACCACGCGGTAGCCATAAACGATTTGACTCTCTCCGTATTGAGAGGCAGAGAGGCTGACGAGGACACTTGAAACAATAAGAAGGAGTCATATCATGGCACAACGAGCAACATTTAGCGACACTGAAAAAGAAGAAAAATCATTTAATTACTTCGAGCAAGGTGTCCACAAGGTCCAGATTTCGAGCATCGAGTTTGGCTTCACTGAAGATAAAGACGAAAAAGAGTTTGCGGAAATCACCGTAGTCGATCCTGACAATGGGGAAAAAACTGACAAGGTTCGCCTATGGTTCCACTCTGAAGGCGCGCGAGGCTTTAGCTTCAGCACCCTCCGAGCAATCTTTGTTCACAATGCACCTGAAGATAAAAAAGACGGCGTTCGCGAGAAGTTCAATGCTATTAAAGGCACTGAAGAACTCGAAAAAGCTTGTAAGAAAATGCTTCCGGGCAAAGAAGCTTGGTTCTCAATCTATGAAAGCGACACGCGCACATACACTGACGAAAAAGGTGTTACTCGCAAGAGCTTTGATAAAAACATTACTGGTTACGAGCCAAAAGCAAAACCAGTTTCTTCACCAAAAACTGTTAGCGTAGGCGAAGGTGCCGGTAAGATTGAAGGTGGCACGCCTGACGAAAGCGGCGAACAGCCGTTCGGATTCTAATATGAGTGCAAGCAAAGGCAACGTAGTCGGCACCGTTATCTTAACGATAGCGATGCTGGCGGCACTCGTATTCTTCAGCATTAACATCGGAAGGGGTTTGCAGATGAAAGAAGATCAATCAACCGTTTCAACTGAAGGCGCGCGATTCGTGCTCAAGCCATATACTGGCACCGGTTCGGGCGTATATAAGCACGGCACCATCGTAATGGTGGACGATAACGGTAATCCTACTGTTGTCGGTAACTTTAACGATGAAACTGGCAAGCTATCAGCCGGGACAGTCGAGTTGGTGAGGGTCAAATAATGAAGTTTGAATACTTTGCTGGCGAACAGCGCACAAAACCTTGGTATGACCTCCGGCTCGGCAAGCCTACGGCTTCACGGCTCGTTGACTGGCTGGCAGTATCGAAAGCGAAAACCGGTGCCGGGAAACCGCTCAAGGCTCGCCTCGATTATGAGAAGGAACTGATCTTCGAGCGGAAGTTCGGCGTTGCCTTCGAGCACTACGTCAACTCGGCGATGCAGGACGGAATCGATTTCGAGGATTTTTTGCTTCGTCAATACGAGAAAGAAAAAGGCGTTACTGTCGTGCCAGTTGGCGCGTGGTACAACGAGCACTTTCTTGCTTCGCCTGATGGCGGCGTGAATGATGAGGGTATCGTTGAAGCCAAGGTGCTCAAGGATAACTCATTCGCTGATGTGTTGGTGAATGGTGTACCGGATAAGCACATCAAACAGATTCAAGGGCAACTATTCGCCTCCGGTCGTAAGTGGTGTGATTACATCGCCGGTAATTTAAGCACCAAGAAATTCAAAGTGATTCGTGTCCTGCCGGACCCTGAGTTCTTTGAATACCTAGAGCTCGCGTTGCAGGAACAACTTGTAACGGCTGAGTTTAGTGATGACCAATTGTTCGATTTTGCTGATGTTCTGCCTGAAGGGGCTGAAGAGCAAGCAAAAGCGGCAAGCGGTGTAGATAATAATTTTGGATTCTAATAAGGAGGAATTTATTATGGATCAAACAGCACAAGCAGAAGGACCAAGGAACGAGGCATACGACCCGCGTATGGCTGGTAGCGGTTTAGTTGGCGCTAAACTCGCAACACCTACCAAGCCCGGTCAATTAGTAATGCAGCTCGAAGAACAAAGTATGCTTACTGGTCAGCTCAACGAGCGACTTGAAATACTATTTGAGAAGGTTCGTCCTGTATGGCAGGCACCAAATCAAAAAGATGGCGCGACTGAAGCAGATCGTGCTGAGCTCCCACAATACCTTGAGCAAGTAGCCAGCAATAACCGCCGTATCCGTCAGGCGATTTCAATGGTCATTCTAATGACGGAAGGATTGGAACTCTAATATGTTGGTAGTAGATATAGCGTTAGGTGTTGCAGGTGGAGTATTGCTAGTTTTTGCTGGTGCAAAAATACTTGAACTACCAGAAAAAATTGCTGCACATCGTCAAAAAGAACGTCATCATCGTGAGTTTATCGAATCGATGATTGAAGTTGCCAATCGTGCCGAAGCTGCGGCTAAGGAAGCGATGGCAAAGAAACCACGCCGCAAGCCAGCGGTCAAGAAACCGGCACCAAAAAAGGCACCTGTAAAAAAGCAACCAGTAACACCTAAAAAGGGAGCAAGCAATGTCAAAACTCGAAGGTAAATTACTCTATGATATGATGAAGGTTATCTTTGTCGCGAACGAAGGTAAGTTCAAATATCTCGATCAGGAATATGACGGCAGCAACCTGCAAAGCCTCGCCCAAGTATTCGCTCAAATGGGACCGATTGATTTCAACGCGGCATGTTGGCGCGCACAAGACGATGGATTCCTGTTCATCGATAAGAAAACCGGTAAAGTCGATGTGCTCAAGGTACCGGAAGAGTGGGCGTTTGATAGTACTATCGAACATTTAATCACCGTTACCCCTTACGTTTTGGGTAAATTGGCTGAAGTTGAAGCCGACCCGGAAGAGAATTTCTACGCCAACTATGTTAGTGGATATTACGCCCTCGATGTCATGATCGCGATGCGATATATGATGCTCAAGGGTATCGTTACCACTTATGAGGTGAAAGACACCAGTGAGAACGAAAACGGTGAAAAGACCACCGATACCTACCTGTTCTACTGCTTGCCAGAAAACGCTGAAAAGCGATGGGGCGAAAAACAGTTCAAGGATCACGAAAAGCTAGAAAAATAATAATATGCTAAAATGAGAGTGTTGATACTGGCTTCGGCTGGTGGAAACAAGCCTTTGCTTGCAGGGACCTCTCCGGAGGTTCCTTCTCATTTAAGGAGGGTATGATGCTTGATGATACGTTTTACCTGTACGCTCGCTATAAGGGCAGTGATGCAGCGCGATATTACACCAATAACAAGAACTATTTGCTGCTCGTGAAAGTCGGTCGGTTCAAAAGCAAGCGAGTGAAAATCGCTGAAGTTGAAGCCGACAACAAACAGCCCAAAGAGGGCAGTGAGCGCCACTATGCGGCTAAAGAAGTTTTTGAACAATCATGGAAGGTGATTCGGGACCTCAGCCAAGAAATGTAATAATTACAACATTGGAAATCTCGAAAAAAATAAGTTATGGACGATTGGTTTGCAGACCCACCAGCTGAGTATAATGGTCCGACCACCGATGAAATGGATCACACTACGCCAGAAGAGCGCCGTAAGCTAGTAGCTTTCTGCGAGCACTGTGAGGCGTGGTGGCATTTCGTCCGGAACATGGACCCGACCCCTGAAGAGGAGGTATGCCCTACTTGTGGTGGTAAAAAAAGTAGCAGGATCGGCTTTCAAGTAACGAGTGAGCGCACCTTCAACCCGATTCTTGCCAAGAAGAAAAAACTTCCCAAGAAAAAGGGTTAATGATATACTGCTCGCAGTGAGATGGGGTTCTCGGTAGGTGTCCGAAAAGGGGCATTGCGAGAGCCCCTTTTCTATTTGGTATAATAGTAGAGTATGAGTTGAAGAGATAGGCGCAAGCCACCCATCAAATCAGCACTCGGCAAGTATAGATTGCATTTCGAGGCTCTTCCATCTGAGCATAAAATAAGACTAGCGGTTCGCCGTTTGAAGTATCATAATAATAAGAAAAGCCCCAAGTAGGGGCTTTAATATTTTGCGACATTAAGTTTTCAGTGATTATCTGACTACTGGACCGTCCCCAGCTGTTCCACCGCCACCTTTACTGAAGGCTGTGGTGATACCAATGGCACCTAGAGCTGCCACGATGCCTTCTGCCGGGCTGGTTGGTAGCAAACCAAGCCAGTTAGCGAACAACGATGCTACCACGCCCATAACAAGCGCTATGATGATCGTTACCCAGCCTACCACTTGCTGCGGTAGTGCCATTTTTACCATCTGCGTAAGCGCGATGATAACTACTGATAGAAATAACACTGCTTCCATAATTAACCTCCTAGATTAATCGATTCACTATTGCTTGGACCGCGTTGTAGTCGTAGCCTGCCCTTTGAAGGCGAGCCTTTCGATCAGGACCATTGCCCCACTCACCGCGTACAACTTCACGCGCCACTTGTTCATTGGCTTTGCGAGCCGGTGCTGCTGGTGCCGACTTTACACCTAGCAAGCGATTAACTTCGTCTTGCACTGCTTGGTAATTGTAGCCAGCCTTCTCAAGCCGAGCTTTCCGGTCA